CTCGCGCTCTGCCATTCCAATAATCTGTTCATTAGTTGGTCGTTTGTACGGCAGGTCGTACTTGTAGGCGTTGGCCTCGGCCTGCGATTCCCATTCCTGCACCTTTTGTACGCATTGAGCTAGAAGTTCCTCGCGTTCAGCGAACATCCGGCGGAGTTGAGTTATTACCGTCTTAGCTATTAGAGGGTGAGGGCAGTTCATGGGTTAGTCGTCCCATGTTGCGATCACGCGCTCGACTTCGCGCTTTCGGGTCAGCAGGCGGTCATCAACCACCCTCCCCTGTGCGGCGAGTTTGGCCTCGATCTCTGCAAGCCATGCTTTCCAGTCGTCAAGAGTTTGTGGATAACCGTTCATTGGATACCTCGCTTTGGGTTTGTGTTGCGTAGAAGGTCTGGATTGGTGATGAGTTGGTACGCGCCTTTGCTGAATGGAATAGCCACCGTGTGCTTGATGAGTCGTGCGGCGCGTTCACCACATGACAGACAGGTGTCGTATCCAAGTGCGCTTCGGCGTGGGTCAATCTGCTCACCACAGGTGCAAGTTGTCTCAGTTTGCATGGTGTTGCCTCCTGAAAAAGACAAAAAGACAATCGAATAAGACAAAATTTGGGTCTGTCTTATTTGGTAAGTGGTTGAAAGTAAAGGATAAGTTGATCGAATAAGACAAAAAGACAAAATTTTGGAGAGTTAGTCGATTTTGGCGACTTTGGGGTCGCGGTTCTTCCAGAGTGAGCGAAGGCCCACACTAAAAGCCAAATCTTCTATTCATTCTTTTATAATGTCTTATTGTCTTATTGTCTTATTCTTGCCCTACAACCCTTGGTATTGCTAGGTTTTGCCGAATAAGACAAATTACAAGACAAAATTTGCCCTCTGGTTTTGTCTTATTCAAATCGCCACTTTGGTATTGACACGCGGCCAAACCTGATATAAGCTGCGTAGCAGCTTATATCCCACCAACTTGTTGCGGAGCATAAGCCTATGAGTCGTGTCGCGCGTGGCGCAGACACAAAAAAACCCCACCCCCAGAGGGGGCAGGGTCTAAAGGGCTCACTTATTCGCCAGTTGTTGCTTGGCCTTCGCCTTCGCAGCGTCGCGCTCAGCAGTCCATTCAATGTATTTCTCGCTTTGCATATGTTGCATGAGCAGCATCGGCAACTCGTTTGCGACACGGCCTTGCACGAGTTTGGTTATACCATCCAGCGAACCACTCTCATACGCAGCGCGGGCAACACCTTTCACGAACGCGGTCATGGCCTTATCAACATCGCCTTTTGCGACTGACTTGGTGCGCGCCTTTTCAAAGTAATACCACGGATTCGCATCGGCAGCCCCGACATTGAATGCGCGGAATCCTTCTTCCTTGCGAGCCTTCACATAAGCATCCGACCATGCAATCTTGTCAAATTGCCCGTTATCACGGAACTTGACGCGAATTGGCGTGTACTCGTGAATCCATGACACAATCTGCGCACGATTCGTACCCTTAAAATTGTGGCTGAAAACTCGCGCTAAACCTGTATCAGCTAGAATATCCTTTTTCGACATATCGGCAGATTCACGCAATAACCCTACAAGAGCATTGTGTATATCGTCCGCATTCTGCGAGCCAGCATCCAGCGTGCGTAGCACTTTATCAACAGTTTCAGTTTTCATGAGCGTATTACTCCATTCTGTTAAACACTAGGGACTTGGACAAGGCAGACCCGTAGGGCGCAACCTTGCTGAAATTCCTTGCCATAGTGCTAGGCAAACAGCGTGAGCAATCAGCACACAATTCAACATCTTAAAGAGCAGGAGGGCAGACTGCGTAGCAGGTAGCACCTCGGACACTCTCTAGATTGACAGGGCAGGGGGTGGGGGTGGTCCCCCATAGCCCCCCATCAACCACTCACTTATGTACCTCATACATCACACCCCCCATTTTTACCTATATTAGGAAACTCTAATATACTATCCCCTTGACACACCGCACTCACTTGACCATATTTGCATCCGTGAGCAATCAAGTAGACAAACTTCGCGATCCTGACTTCGTTGGTAAGCCATTACTGTCGCGTGGTCAGTTGCAGCAGTTGGAGGAAGATCCAACGCTGATGGAAACCTTTGCCCGCCTTATGGGGGCGGTCAATCTGGACAACCTGTTTCGTCAGATGCAGGACCCAAAAATCAATCCAGCCGTAAAAATCGAGTTTCAGAAGATGCTGAACAAGATGGGCAGGCTTGAACCAGATACGAAAGCCGAGATCGGCGGCACCGGTCCACAGGTGGTTATCAACATCACCCGCGCTAAAGACCATGAGGACCGTATGGTTATTGAGGGAGAGGCGACTGCCATCGACGCATGACCCACGAGATCAATTTCGAGGTTATCGAGTCCCTCGATGACTTTTTCTACTCCGACAAATTCATTTCGCTAGCCGTTGGCCCCGTGGGGTCGACAAAAACGACTGCTGGCATCATGAAAATCCTGCACCATGCGGCGCAGATGGCCCCGGACAAGAACGGAGTCAGAAAATCCCGCGCCATTTGGGTACGTAACACCCGTGAGCAGCTCCGAGATACGTCAATTCCGGACTTTTTGAAGTGGATACCAGATGGCGTCATGGGGTCTTTCCTCAAAACTGAGTACAAATTCGTCATAAAAGTGGGCGATATTGAGTGCGAAGTGCTGTTTCGTGGCCTTGATGACGCTAACGACGTAAGGCGATTGCTCTCGCTGCAGGCGAGTTTCTTCGTTTTTGACGAATTTCGAGAGATTCACCCCGATATTTACAACGCTGCACAGGGTCGTGTAGGCCGTTATCCGGACAAAATGATGAACGGAGTGGGGTGTAAAACCGACGATGGAAGGGCAAATGCGCACCTCTGGGGTATGACAAACCCCCCGGATCAGGACACTTTTTGGGAAGAATTGCTCACTGACCCCCCTGAAAACGTCCATGTGACTATACAACCGAGTGGTCTGAGCCCAGAAGCGGACTGGGTGCAGTTTTTGCCGGATGACTACTACGATAACCTCGCTCAGGGGAAAACCGAAGACTGGATCGACGTGTATATTCACGCCCAGTTTGGTAAATCCCTCAGTGGTAAGCCGGTATTTAGGGCGTTTGACCGTAGCACTCACATCGCCAAGAAAGAGATAAAGCCAATCTCCGATGACAGCCCGATATTGATCGGTGTGGATGCGGGGCTGACTCCGGCGGCTGTAGTCGGTCAGGTGATATTTGATGGTCGAGTAATCGTGTATGACGCGCTGACCTCAGAAGACATGGGTGCGCTGCGGTTCGTCCGTGAGAAATTAAAACCACTGCTGGCGAACAAATTCCCGGGTAGAAATTATCTCGTGGTTATCGACCCTGCCGCGTTCCAGCGAGTTCAGACCGATGAGCGGACAGTCGCTGACATTTATAAAAACGAGGGGTTTCACGTGAAACCTGCGAAGACGAACAGTATCGCAGCTCGACTGGCAGCGGTTGAGAGCTTTATGACTCGGACGGTGGATGGGAAGTCAGGGCTGTTATTAGACCCAGAAAACTGCGGCATGCTGGTACAAGCGCTTGCGGGTAAGTACCGATATAAAATAAACTCCAAAGGTGTAAAGGACGAAAGTCCGGAAAAATCGCACCCATGGTCTGACGTTGCCGACGCATTTCAGTATCTTTGTCTTCACGCCGATGGCGGTGAGTTATTTGGAAGGGGCATGGAGAGCGTTGAACGGCGCGAGGTTGTTAGGGTTAGCGCTAGAGGATGGACATAAAGGAGCGGCCTATGGCTACTGGGATTGCATTAGTTCCTGTGATGACTGCGCAGCAGCTTGAAGACGAGGCTCGTAAGCGGTCGGCTGAAGAGAATGCACAGCCTCTAGTGCAAGGGCTAGGCGCGCACGTACGTACCCGCTGGTCCGAAGCGAAGGATGCGAAGCGTGAACTAGAAGAGCGTATGCTGTCTTGCTTGCGCCAACGCAAAGGCGAGTACGACCCAGACAAACTCGCAGAGATTCAGATGCAGGGCGGGTCCGAAGTATTCATTCAGATGACCTCGGTGAAATGTCGCGCCGCTACGAGCTGGCTGCGAGATACGTTGCTCGGTACCGGGCATGACAAACCATGGGCGCTATCGCCGACACCAGAACCAGACTTGCCGCCTGAAGTTGTACAGCAGTTGCAGAACACGATGGCGCAGCAGCTTATGATGCAGATGCAGCAGAGCGGAGTCATGCCAGATCAGAGTGCGATCGAGCTAGCTGCTGCACAGATGAAAGACAAAGCCCGTCGGTCGATCATGGAGGAAGCGCGGAAACGCGTGGAGCGCATGGAGACTAAGATGGAGGACCAGCTCATTGAGGGTGGGTTCATTAAAGCACTCGACCAGTTCTTAGACGACGTAGCGACATTCCCGTTCGGCGTGATTAAAGGCCCGGTTAAGCGCATGCGCAAAGACTTGCAGTGGCAGAATGGCCAGCTTGTTCCGGTTGAGAAGATCCGCAACGAGTGGGAACGCGTAGATCCGTTCGACATTTACTGGGCGCCGTGGGCGAGCAAGATCGACGATGGGTACGTGATTGAACGCCATCGCTTGACCCGTGATGGGCTTGAAGCGCTCATCGGTGTTGAAGGGTACAGCGAAGCTGCGATCCGTACGGTGCTCGGTGAGTTTGAGAACGGCAACCTGAACGAGTGGTTGTGGACCGACACTGCGCAGGCAGAAGT